AAAGCCCCGCCTGTATGGTCTGCAGCTGGTATTTCACGCGGCTGTCGAGGTCGCAGGCGTAGAGGGCGCGGCGGTCGAACTGGAACTTGCGCTTGCAGCAGAGCGCGGGGGCGATGAGCTTGCGGTGCAGCTCGTTCTCTATCTTGCGCAGTATGGGGTTGAGAGTGTTGGAGAGGAACGCCACGTTGGCCATCTCAGCGCTCTTGTAGTTGTTGCTCGTGTCGTCGAACACGAAGGAGGGATGCACGCCGAAGAAGCGGCAAATCTCCCTCACGGTGAACTTGCGGCTCTCGAGGAACTGCATGTCGGCGGAGCTTAACGAAATCTGCTTGAAGTCCACCTGCCCCGGCAGGCTCACTATCCTCTCGCCCCGGCGGAAACGCTCGTCGATGTCGGTGGCCGCTTTCTCAAGCTGCTCGTCCTGGTATTCGCCGAAGCCCTGCACGCTCTTGTCGTTGCCCACTATGCCGCGCACGCTGCCGCCGTTGCGGAACTGGCTCAAGGTCTCGGCCTCCGCGCTGGAGCTTATGTCGAGCGTCTGCCGCGCGTATGACAGCACGCTCAGGCCGTGCTTGCCGTCGGGGGCTTCGCCCTTTATGTGTATGATGTCGGCCTCGCCGAACGTACCAGACACGCCGTTTGTGATGTCGTTCACGGCGTAGGTGTCGTTGTAGGTGTCGTGCGTCACGGTGGAGCGGCGGCACAGCACGAGGCGGTCTATCTCCATCGTCAGGGTGTTGCGCACCGGCACTATGTAGGCGTTGCCGTCGAGCAGCAGGTTCTCCACGGTCTGCGCCCAGAAGTCGAACGCCGACATCGCGGGGTCGGGCTGTATGGTGAGCAGGTAGTGCAGGCGGTCGGCGGTGTCCTCCACGAAGATGCCGTCGGCGGTCAGCCGCATGTACTGCATGGGCAGGTTGGCCACGCTCTCGGAGAGGAGCTTCACGCAGCGGTAAACCGTGGCGATGCCCATCGCGCGGTAGCCCGCGCCCGCGCCGAAGAGCGAGACGTAGGAGGCCGAAGGAACGGAGGCGGGCGCGGCGGAGGTGCTTCCCTCCGTCTCGCGCCTGCCCACGCCAACAAATCTGAGTAATCTACGGAACATTCCCATCTTTATAACCTTTCCGCAAAATTACGATTTTCCGCGCGAAACGCGCCCACATTCTTAATAAATTATTGTACAAAAAAAATCTTAATTTTCACGCGAATAAAAGAAGCGCGGCCTATGCGGAAAGTCTGTCGAGTGCGCGACGCTTCATGATTATGTAAATGTATCGACAATCATTTATCAAAAAACGCAATTTTTTAGAAATTGATGCTTATTTCTTGAGGGCGTATTCTGTACCGTTCGAGGCATAGCGCGTAGGCGGCGATGGCGCGGAGCGCGACTATCCGCCATTCATCTTGCGGTGGCAGCGTGTGGAACTCTGTGAGCAGGTGGGGCAGAGCTTCTTTGAGCGTGCCTCGCTGTCCGTGCTGGCAGGCATCCACCGCGCCGTCGCAGAAGCTGTCGAAGCCGTAGAGCATCGTGGGCGTGGCGAAGTTGCACATCGTTTTCCAACGGGGGTGCGATATGAGTCCGCGCCGCCATTCCGTCACGCCGTGGGGCAGCTCGAAAGCCCCGCCTGTCACGGTCGGGAAACGGTAAGGAAAGCCACGGAAGCCGCAGGCGGCAAGAGCCTCGGCCACCATCCGGCAGGCGTTATTGCCCATAGGCGTGGGCAGGAAGCGGCTGTCGCAGACGGCGTAGAGTATGTAGTTCACCTCCGCCTCCGCTGTGAAGAAGAGTCTTTTGTCCCACGGTGTGCTGTCGGGCAGTATCTCGTTTGGTTTCCAGTCGCGCCGCCATTGGGCAAACCAACGGAAGCCAGTAGAGCCTCTTCGGCGGCGTTCCGCGCACCATTGGCCGTAGGACGTTATCACTGTGCCGTCGGGCATTATCTCGGTATAGATGCCGCCGAGCGCGAAGCCGTAGTGGAAAGGCCGCAGCAGGGCGGGTTTCTCCACACCCAAAAGGCGCAGCTCCAGCAGCAGGGCTTCAGCCCGCGCTGTATTGTATTCGTGTTTTGCGCGTTCGTAGCGCATCAGCAGCTTGTATATGCGGAGATATTGCGTCATGGACATAACCAAAAGGCGTGCTATTCTCGCGAACCGCACGCCGCGAATTTAACCTAAATCTATATAACTACTTATGTATATCCGTTTCTTCCGCTACCTCTCGTAAGAGGAGAGCAGCCCCAACGCCATGAGCTGCGTAATCGTGCCGTCTATCTTGCGGTAGTGCGACACCTTGAGCGGCTTCTTGTTCTCGAGGTTGTCCATGTCTATCACGCAGTTGGTCAGGCAGTAGGCGTTTATGGGGTTGTTGTTGAGCGTTATGCGGGGCGGGTCGTCGTAGGCCATCATCTCGAAACTCTCCACCGGCAGGTTGAACGAGCCGTAGGTCTGGCTGTATGGTTTCAGCACGCCCTGCGCCCCCGCCGACGCGAGGATGTTGACGAGGTCTTTCGCCTTCCATGCGTCGTAGCCTATGCGGATGATGCGCAGCCGTTTGGAGCGGTCTATTATGTCGTCGGCGATGCGGCGCACGTCGATGCGGTTGCCGCCGCAGAGCCGCAGGTGTCCCTGCGCGTGCCACAGCCGGTAGAGCTGCTCGTTGGGGTGTCCGGCCAGCGCGCCTTCGGGGAAATAGTAGTCGGTGTGGGCGTAGAAGCGTTTGCCGCGCCGCTCGTAGTACATGTATGTGACCGCCGAGAAGTCGTCGTGAACGGAGAGGTCGAAGGCCACGGCGGTGTCGGGGTGGCCGTCCGCGCGGTCTATGTCGAAGTCGCCGAGCAGCGCACGCGCCTGCTCGTAGGTGAACCATGTGCGCTCGGCGTTTATGGTGAAGATGTTGAGCAGCTTCGTGCGGAAGGCGAGCATGTCTTCCGCCGAGAGCTGCGCCTGCTCGTACTGCCACTGGTATGCGTCCCGCTGCACCGTTATGCCGAGGTGGGGCTGCACCTTCGCCCATGTGTGGGGGTCGTCCTCGCGGTCGTCGATGTCGGGCATGAAGAGCGACGCGAACACGCGGTCGCCCGAAGCCTCGCCACGCAGAATCTTCTTCACGTCCTCAAGCTCGTGGAAGAACGGGCCGTCCATCACGTCGCTCGCGGTGGTTATTATCACGGTGAGCGGTTCTTTGCGTGGCAGCATCGAGGTGGTGAGGACGTTCTTCAAGTCCGCGCCGTTCTTGCCCGCCGTGTTGCGTGCCTGCGCGTATTCGTCCATTATCACGAGCGAGGCGAACAGTCCGTCCTGCGTCTTGGCGTTGGCCGTGAGGCAGCTTATCAGGCTGTTGCGCTCATTGTTGCGGAACGTTATCTTCTCGCGGTTCACGCGGAAGTGCCGCTCGGCGGGGTCGATGTCGCGCATGATGGCGCGTATCTCGTCGAAGCAAATCTTGGCCTGGTTGTAGGAGTTCGCGCCGACGTATGCCTGCGCGTTGCTGTCGCCGAAGAGCATGTCATAGACGGCCAAAGATGCCGCCGAGGTGGTCTTGCTGAACTTGCGCGGCACGAAGATGTAGGCCGTGCGCGTGAGCCGCCGCCCCTCCTCGTCGGCGAAGCCGAAGATGCTGGCGAACTGGAAGGCCTGTATGGGCGTGAGCTTGTAGCGCGTGCGCCCCGCCGTGCCGCTGAAGCGTATGGTCTCGTAGAAGCGGAAGAAGCGGCGCACCCTCTTCGCCCTCCACTCGTACCGGGAGAGCAGGCCGAAGAAGCGCGACACGGCGAGCAGCTCGTAGAGGTTGTGGTCGTCGGGGTGGCCTATGACCCCGCGCACATACGCCTCAAGCCGCGCGTCGGTGTCGGCCAGGGCGTGGCGGTATCGCCGCAGCAGCGTGCCGAGGTCGGCGGCGAGCCGCGCGGCGGTGTCGGCCTTGAGCTGCCGCAGGTGCTGTTTCTCTTCTTCGGTCATTGTCTTGTGTGCTTATTCGTCGTCTTTGAACGAGGCGAGGAAGTCGCCGAAGCCGTCCTGCTCGGTCTTGCTCTCCCGCGCGTCGCGGTTCATGCCGAGGGCGCGGAGGGCGCGTTGGTACTGCGCGGCGTACTTGCGGAAGCTCTCTTCCATCGGGTTCTCTATCTCGCGGCGGTTGCCCTCGCGCGAAATCTGCGTTATGAAAGGCTTGTAGTCGGGCGAGTTGATGACCTGCTCCACGAGCTTCATGCGCGTGTAAATCTTCACCGTCACCTCCACCTGCATAGCCATCTCCGCCGTGTATTTCCCTTGCTTCTTGAGCAGCTTCACTATGTAGTCCTTGCGGCGGCGCACAAGCTTCTCCACCATCTTGTTCCCCGGCGGCAGCTCGCCCTCGGCGGGGTCGGCTTCGGGCAGAGCCTCGGCCACAGCGGCCGAGGAAAGCTCGTCAACTGGCTTCTCGGTCTTGTCGGTCCACCCACGGCCCTTGCCGCGAGTGCGCAGGTAGAATATGGTGGCCGTGGTGTCGCCCGCCTTGATGAGCTGGAGCA